GGCGCGAACAACACGCTCAAGGATCACTTGGCTGCGATCGAGCGATACCAAGCATTGTTCATGTGTCGCGAATTCGAATTCCTTGCCCCGCTCACTGCGCAGGTTTCGCTGCTCATCAAGGAAAGGATTTTGTCTGAAGCATGAAAACAGAAGACGTCAAAAATCTGGAACCGATCATCGAGGAGAGAAGCTCGTACTACGGAGATCCGACGTTTGCCCATGCTAACCTCGGGCTTCTCTGGACAGGGATCATCCAGAATCACTATGGGATCGAACTTCCCAGACCGGTCTCAGCCGAATTGGTCCATCTCTTGATGGTTGCGAGCAAGCTCAACCGGATCGCTGTTGCACACAGAGAAGACGATTACGACGATGCTCGTTGCTATCTGCGACTCGCCAACCTTGCGAAAGGAAAAGAGGATGAAGAGAAAATCACCATCGGCTGAATTGGTCCATGCGACTCCAAATCCGTTCGAGCTGATTTACGACATGTATTGGGAGGCCAAGTTCGGAGCACCAAGACCATGCTCGAACGAAGAGAAGCGTGAGTTTGCATACAATCTGCTGATTGAAGATTGGTGTGGGGTTCTGGAGTTTCCTGTCTTCATCTGGCGCTTCGTACTGCCTCGTTCATTGCATGCACAGATTCGAGTACATCGGCACTGGTCGTTCTTCTCGCAATCGCACCAGCTGCACATTCCGGACGAGCCTGACTACTACGAAATCCCAGGGCTTTCAAAGGAAGAGCAGGAGTTGGAGGTTGTTGCGCACAAGCATGCCCTGGGATACTACGAAGAAATGCGTCTGGCCGGGATCCTGCCATCTCTCGCTAGGGGACTGTTGCCTATGCACACAAATCTTGGCTTGCTCGCCCAGTGCTCTCTGCGCTCGATGTTTAAAGTCGTCGTGGAGCGCCGATGCCACATCCTTCAAGGCACATATTGGAATCCTTTGCTAGAGGAAATGAAGCGTGAGCTCTGTGAGAAGGTTGATCCTTTTTTCGAGCGGCTTTTCTGTCTGCAGCCCTGTGACATCAGCAACAAGTGTCTCTCCCCAATCGAAGAAGAATTGCGAGCGCAAGGCAAAGATCCCCATGCGGTCTGCCCCAGATATAAGACACTGGTGGTGTCTGAGAACAAAGAGAGCTGCTGCTCGCAGGGCTGCGAGGGGTGTCTGAAGTATGCTACCGAGAACAGAATTGAAGTCGAAAGGAGCAATAAAGAATGAGTCTCAAGAGACGAGAAGACATCGCGTTTTACGCGAAAATGGCGCAGCACAAGCTCGGTCTGGTCTCCGGACAGATCGAGCTGACTTCGAAGTGCTTCCAACGCTGCACCGGCTGTGAGTCGTGGCGAGACGACCTGAAGGGGGTTGTCGCCGGATGCTGGGAGATCGGAGACTTGGTTCGGCTCTTCGAGGAACTTCGGCTCGCCTTCCCCACCTTCGAACACCTTTCATTCACTGGAGGCGATCCGCAAGCACATCCGCAGCTCCAGAAGTTGTTGCAGTTGATCGCGGACAATCGTGCTGTTGGACGCTGGACTTGGGAGTTCCAAGTCTCGACTGCGCTGACGCAGGATGTTCCGGCGGAGCAGCGATCGCTTTGGCATCGCGTCTTCCATGACGTCCGGATCTCGCTCGACGCGGGCACGACGGAGACTTACAAGAAGATCCGGAATGCTCCTGTGCATAACGATCCAGGCGCAGTCATCGAGCGTGCGCTGGCGCTGGCCCACCCCCGAACTTCGTTCATCATGACCGTCTTCGAAGAAAACGTCCACGAGATGGCACTGGTCGCGAGACGACTCCACAACGCCATCCTCTCGCGACAGCATCGGCGTCCGGGGGGAGCAGATCCCGAATCGCCCTGGTTCCGTCGATTGATGGTGCTCCCTGCACTAGGCAATCGACGCGGTGACCATGCGCTGGATTATTGGCAAGCCTGGAAAGACGGCGTCGCTGAAATCCGCGAGAGCTATCCCGAGTTGAACTTGGCGGCTGGAGAAGACTCCTGCTTCGTGCAAGCTGAAATCGCCGAAGCCGAATCCAAGAAAATCCCCTGCCGAGTCGGGAACGTGGCTTTCCACTTGAAAGCCGACGGTGCTTACTACCCGTGTTGCTTGGTCGGAGGCGAGGCCTTGCACACCCACCCCCAATTCCGTCTCGGAAACTTCAAGGAATCGTCCCTCTCGAAGCTTTACGGGGATTACGTTGCTGAGTTGCACTACCGCGATTCCCCGACCTGCCAGCGGATCTGCCAATACAAGCAGTTCATGCTCAACAAGCTGACCGCAGACGCGGCCACAACCAATCTTGCAATGCCGTAGGAGGGTTGCGATGAAGCCGATTAAAGTCACATTGATCGCCGGAACGGACCATCCGATCCAAGCGATCTGCCGGATCTGGGAGGCGAGTCGCCACAACGACCCGATCGAGCCGATCGAGGATTTTCAGACTCCCGAACCAGAGGAGCTAGATCTCTTCCAGAAAGTGCTCGACAACCACATCCCTGTCGCCGAGATGGTGGATTTCGTTTTCCTGATCGAGAACATGCCGATTTCGTTGCGGGAGCAAATGGTGCGCCATCGTATCGGAGTCAAAGTCGGGGAGCGCATCGGCGCAGACATCGTTCCTGACTTGGCCGACTCCAGTTGGTGGTCGCAATCCATGCGGATTTTGAACATGGGCGAATTCTACAGCGCAGGCGAATACCACATTCCGGAATCGATTCAGCAATCTCCGGAAGCAGCCTGTGAATACCGAGCTGCGCTCGGTCAGATCGAGGACGCTTACAACCGGCTGGCGAATGCCTACGGAATTCCGCTCGAAGATGCACGGGGTTTGATTCCTCTTTGCGCGACGCATCGTATCGTCTGGAAGCTAAACCTTTCGGCTTTGATGCACACGATCGGAAAACGCGCATGCTGGATCCTGCAGCTCGGGCTTTGGCGTCCGGTCATCGAAGGTATTGTGCGGGAGCTGGCTGTGAACGTGCACCCTGTGTTCTGGAACCTGATCTCACCCCCTTGCTTGAAAGGCAACTCGTTCAGTGGGTGCCATTTCCACCTGGACAACCAACGGAGGATCGAAGGCGAGGACGAGATTCCTCCGTGTCCGCTCTACCTACATCATCACGAAGACGAAGCCCAAAGAACCGCAAGCCAAGCCAAGTTCGAAAATCTCCAGGCGGCTTGGGAATTCGTCAGCATCCAGGGAGAGACCCATTGGCACCCTCCTTCGGCCAAAGCAGCGCACCGGTTCATGGCCATGGGTGAGGATTACTCCCAGATGTGGAACCGGACGCTGCCGGAGGGGCAGCTGAAGGTCTGAAAATGAGGCCTAGGAAGTGCGAGAAACGCGATTTCTCGCACTTCAACTTTAAATCGGAGGAACGGTGCGGTGAAAAGGATTGCTCTCGACACAGAGACGACAGGGCTGGATGCTTGGCACGGTGATGAGCCGTTTTGCATTGCGGGGTGCTGGGAGGACGGTTCCACCTTTTGCTACCAATGGCTGGTGGACCCATTCACTCGGATTGTGATCCCTGACCCAGCGGAGTTCGAAGAAGTCAGGAAAATCTACGAAGACCCGAACATCGAAAAGATCTTCCACAATGCCAAGTTCGACATCCGCATGATCGAGCAAGCTTGGGGGTGGAAGCTGGCGGGCAAGCTGCACGAGACGATGTTCATGGCGCACATCTGCAATACCCAAGAGCCGAGTTTCGGCCTGAAGCAGCTTTCCGAGAAATACCTGGACTACCCGAAGACCGATCAAGAAGACTTGAAACGGGCGACCATTCGCGGTCGCCGTTTTGGTTCGAAGGCGGGTTGGCTGCTTGGGACGACTTGGACGACTGAGCCAGACGGGAATCTGAAAGCGAAAGCTGCGGTGGAGGCGGACTACTGGATCCCGAAAACGCTCGATCCGAAGAGCACGCTCTGCGAAGATTATTGCGTCGGGGACGTCGAGCGGACGATGCTGCTGTTCTTGCTTTACTCGGAAGGACTGGACGAGCTGGGGCTTTGGCAAGTCTATGAAGACGAGATGGCGCTTTGGCCTGTCACATTCGCGATGGAAGCACGCGGCGTGCGCATCGACGTGGACCAGGTGCGCGGCGAGATTGTTGCAGCCCAAGACGGGATGCGCAAATCGATGGAGACCATCCTGAAGGCTGCGTGGCCGGATTTCAACATCAACTCGAATAAAGACTTGGCGGAGCTGATCTATGGAAAGCTGAAATTGCCTGTGCTGAAGCGCACAGAAAAGAAAGGCGCTCCGGCGGTCAACATCGACGCCATGATCGATCACCAAGACAATCCGATCATCCACGCGATTCTCTCCTACAACGCCTATCGAAACGGACTGGCGAACTTCCTCCACAAGTATGTGCATCTGGCGGTGCGCGATCCGCTTCTGGAAGAAGAGTGTTGGTGTCTACACGCGGACTTCAATCAGGTCGGCCCGGTCACTGGGCGGTTCTCTTGTCGAAATCCGAATCTGCAAAACGTGGCCAATGCGCTCACGACCCGCTCGCCTGTCGGCATCCAAGGACGAGGCGGCTTCGGACCGCGCGACGGTTACATCTGGCTCACCCCAGACTACTCACAGCTCGAAGTGCGGATCTTTGCGGACGTTTCCCAAGAGCCGATGATGCTCAAGGCCATAGAGGAAGGTGCAGATCTTCACACAGCTTGCACCAACAAGGCTTGGGGAGGCGAAGGTAACCCTGCTGCGATTCGGGCTGCGATCCACGCACTGGAGCTGGACGGCACAGGCACCGGAGATGTCAGCGAGGCGTTGACTGCGCATTGGTCGAAATGGGGGATCCGTTCGAAGGGCGATTTGCGAAAGCTGAGTGCTGCGAACAAGACGGAGTTCGCTTCGGCGTTCATGCATCTCTTCGGCTGGGACATCGTCAAAGCGGAGAAGTCCATCGGAAAAAAGACGAGTCGAGCGAAGGCCAAGATGATCTTGTTCGCTAAGCTTTTTGGTGGTGGGCCGAACGCCATCAAAGATCTGCTGATGTGCTCCTACGCGGAGGCCTTGCAATTCCTTGAGGATTATGACATCGCGTTTCCGGCGATCGTCGCGTACATCGACGAACTTTCGAATCAGGCGCGGGTGGACGGCTTCATCATCAACCGCTATGGGCGGAGGATTGCGGTGAAGGCGGACAAAGCATACCGCTCAGTCAATTACATGGTGCAAGGTTCGGCCGCAGATCTGCTGAAACGTTCGATGCGGAATTGCGCGGCCTACTTGCGTGAAACCGGAGTCGACGGACACATCGTCATGTCCATCCACGACGAGATCGTATTCGAATTTCGGCGAGCGCACGCGACTTACAAGCACGTGCTTGCAATCAAGCGGATCATGGAGGACCATGGAGGCGCCTTTGGAATTGAAACCCCCGTCGAAGTCAAGAAAGTCCTATACCGCTGGGACCAGAAAACCCCAAGTACAATCGGAGCGTTGGCAGTATGAGCAAGAAGGAAACCAATCCACACAAACGGATGTTCGAGCAGCACGGAGTGTTCTTCCGAGGATCCTCGGGAGGTAACGATTTCGGAGACTGCCCATTTTGCGGGAAGGAGGGAAAGTTTTACGCTAACCTGACCACAGGGCAGTGGGACTGCAAAGTCTGCGGGCGGAACGGGAACCGCTGGACCTTTCTTTCCCAGATATATGAAACGCGGCTGAGCGAGACCGGGCGAGCGGATCGCTCAAGGCTGGCAAAGTTGCGAAACCTGCCTGTGGAGGCCTTCGAACTCGGAGGCTTTGCTTGGGACGGAGTGCATTGGCTTTTGCCCTGCATGTCGCCGGAGGGAAAGATCGCAGACATCCGCAGATGGACTCCGCCAAAGAACGGAGGCAAGTCCCGTTGTATGTCAACGGCTGGCTGCAAAACGCACCTGATTGGGGTTCTCGGTCTTCTGGAAAGCAGTCCTACGGATCGGGTCTGGCTTTGCGAAGGCGAGTGGGACTGGGCTGCGCTGCAGTGGGTTTTTTCTGCTGCAGGCTTGCGGCACGAAATCGTAGTAGCAACTCCGGGCGCGAACATTTTCAAAGAGGAGTGGTTGCCTTTGCTGCGCGATCGGGACGTCGTGATCGCTTTGGACAACGACGACGCTGGACGCAACGGTCTGCAGCGGGATATCGGATTCCTTGAATCCGTTGCTCGCAGTTGCTACAAAATCGGCTGGGAGGAGTCAGATCCAGAAGGCATGGATCTGCGCGATTTGATTTGCGCAGAGCTGGAAGCTGGAAGCACACCAGAGGAGATTGCGGAGTTCATGTTGGAGCTGCCGCTAGAGATCGAAACGATGGCCGAGGCGCACCGTCCTCGCCCTGTGGACGATCCGAATTTCCGTCCCCATCCAGTTGGGGGAGATGCGGCTCCTCCGACTTGGTCAGAGCTGCTTTCGGTTTACCGCAAGCACATGGTGCTCCGTCCGGACATGGTCACAGCTTTGCAGATCATGCTCGCTACGGCATTTTTCTGTGACCAGCCAGGGGATCCTCTTTGGATGTACATGATCGGCCCAGCGGGATGCGGCAAGACGATGCTGTTGATGACGCTGGCCGGAAGCGAACGCTGCGTCTACCAAAGTTCGATCCGGCCGAAGTCGTTGGTCTCCGGCTTTCGAGCGGATCCGGATCCTTCAATCCTGCCGACTTGGAATCGGCGTTGCCCGATCTTGAAGGATTTCACAGAGGTCTTGGCTTCGCATCCGAATGACA